AAATGACATCTGTAGATTAGCTGTAAGACGTTTTCTGGAAAGATGGAGAAAAGATAATAAAACAAGTGTAAAGCATTGGTTAGTAACAGAATTAGGACACAAGAACACAGAACACATACACTTACACGGATTAATATTTACTGATAAATCATCAGATTACATCCGTAATAAATGGAAATATGGTTATATATATGACAATCAAGAACATAAAGGTTACGTAAACGAAAAAACAATAAACTATATAGTAAAGTATATATATAAAACAGACACAACGCATAAAGAATACAACCCAAAAATATTTACAAGTGCAGGAATTGGCAGCGGATATATAGACAGCGTAAAAAGTAATGACCATAAATTTAAAAATGAAAATACAAAAGACTATTACCAAACAAGAGAAAATTATAAAATACAAAATCCTATATATTACAGGAATTACCTATATACAGAAGAAGAACGGGAGACACTCTGGCTAAATAAATTAGATAAAAACGAAAGATACGTTAACGGAATAAAAGCGGAAAACGAAGAACACTATTATAAATTATTAGATATAGCCAGAACAGAAAACAGCAGATTAGGTTATGGTAATAATATACAAGACTGGAATAGGAAAGTATATGAAAGACAATTAAGAAACATAAAATTTCACGAAAAAATAAAAATTAAATAAAATTTTGCAAATTTTTTGCACAAAATTTATATAAAAAATTATGTCTTCGACATTTTTTCTATAAATTTTCGTGCCGAAAATAGGCTAAAAGATTGAAAAATAACTAATTGAATTAAATAACAAAAAAAGTTATTAACAAAATTAGGAAAATAGAAAATATATAATATATATTTGTACGTCAAAATGACAAAATATAAATAAATTAACTTAAACAATTAAAACACTCATTATGAACAAATTACAGTTAGCATTAACAGGAATTGTAGGGGTAGCAGCGTCAAACGTTGCGCCACTATTAGAACCAAAAGACATTGGAGACCTCATGCAGGTAATAACACAAATTGCAATAGCTATAGTTACATTATGGAAATTAATAAAAAAACCAAGACAATGAGAACAATAATAAAGAAAATTCAACCAATCAAAGAATGGGAAGTAGTATTAGACAATGAAGAACACACAATTACATGCTCAAAAAATTCTATAGCATGTATTCGTTACCTAAAAAATGATAAACAATATTACTGTGTTATAGAAAATTACGCATTTTCAAAAGCAGATAGCTTTGAAGATGCAGTTGATAAAATAAATAACCCGAGCATAGATAATATAATAGCTATATGTAATATAGTACAAAGATTAAATAAAAATGAATAAAAATAAATTCAATAACCAATTAAGTTTATTTGATAAATACTGCATATTTGATAAATATAACACAAGTCAAAAACCTTATTTATCAAATAATAATATGTACACAAACAATATAAAAGACGCAAAATTTTTTGATACAAAAAAAGAGGCTGAAGATTATATACAGATAAATAAATGGAATAAATGGGCAATAATTATAAGAATAAATAAATAACTACAAATAAAAATGAAAACAACAATAGGTGGTGACCGCTTAGGCAGCGGCAACAAATTAATAACAACAGACAAGGAATTTGGATATAGCACCCACGATATAGGATATATATTTAGATCAACAATGGCAAGTGGAACACTTGTACCATTTATGAGCGAATTAGCACTGCCAGGAGATAGATTTAAAATTGACTTAAATACACATATATTAACACACCCAACAATTGGTCCACTTTTTGGATCCTACAAAGTCCAATTAGATGTCTTTAGTGTGCCAATAAGATTGTACAATGGATTATTACAAAATAATAAGGTGGATATAGGACTAAAAATGAACCAGATAAAATTACCAACAATAAAAGTAAAAGGTAAAAAATTAGTCATTAATGAAACAATAGACAAACAACAAATAAACACATCCTCACTATTAGCCTACTTAGGAATTAGAGGAGTAGGAAAATCTATAGATAGTAATTTACAGTATGTAGAAAGAAAATTCAATGCTGTACCTTATTTAGCTTATTGGGACATCTATAAACAATATTACGCCAATAAACAAGAAGAACAGGGAGCGATGATACATACGCCGTTAAACACAATACAAATTGATAATGGGTCGGTATATACAACTCATAAAATGATACAGTTATCAAATGATGAGCAAGAACTAGCGCAAGTGATAAACACTGCAACATATATAGAAATCCAATTAACAATTGGAAACAATGTAAACGCAATTAATAGAATAGAATTAAAATGGGGAGATGAATGGAAAAAATTAACTGAAATTTTTAGTAACGTAACAATAAACGGTATACATATACACGGAGAAGGATGTATAGCATTAGGACTAAATATGTATATAGGTTATTATAGAATAACGTCACCTACTGAAGATATTACACCAACAATAAAGTTCTTCGAGTTAAAAAATATAGATGAAATGAGGGACAATTTATTGAGTAACAGTCAATTAGGGATAGATTATGAGATAAACGATGAAAGTATAGAACCGTACGGATTACCATTAATAACAAATACAGTAAACGGAGAATTGTTATATTCAATATTAGGAAATCAGGAGGGATTAGCATTAAAAACATATCAAAGCGATATATTTAATAACTGGCTAAATACAGATTGGATAGACGGAGAAAATGGAATAAATCAAATAACAGATGTAACCATATTAGACGGAAAATTAAGTATGGATGCTCTAAATATATCTAAAAAGATATATGAAATGTTAAACAGAATAGCAGTAAGCGGCGGAACTTACGATGACTGGATGGAAGCAGTATACAACAATGGAAAATATAAACAAATAAATAATCCAATTTATTTAGGGGGATTAAGTAAAGAACTTGTATTCCAGGAAGTTATAAGCCAAGCAAGTAACCAAACAGAACCACTGGGAACAATTGCAGGAAGAGGTGTATTAACTGATAAACACAAAGGTGGCAATATATATGTGAAAATAGATGAGCCGAGCTATATTATAGGATTAGTGTCGTTGACACCAAGAATTGATTACTCACAAGGGAACAAGTGGGATATGAATTTAAAATCATTAGATGATTTACACAAACCAGATTTAGATGGTATAGGCTACCAAGAACTAATTACAGACCAAATGGCTTTTTGGGACACAAATATAAATAGTACAACCGGAGTTGTAGAATATAGGAGCGCAGGCAAGCAGCCGTCATGGTTAAACTACATGACTAATCATAATAAAATTTACGGAAACTTTGCCGACATAGATAATCAGATGTTTATGACTTTAAATAGAAGATATGAAAGCGACATAAACGGAAATATAAAAGACTTAACAACCTATATAGACCCTGTAAAATACAATTATATATTTGCTGACACAAGGTTAGATGCGCAAAATTTTTGGACACAAATCTCAATTAATATGGAAGTCAGTAGATTAATGAGTGCAAAACAAATACCTAACATATAAAATATACAAAAAATGATAACAAAAAGCATAAAAAATAAAACCTCAATAGAGGTAGAAATAACGTATTCTGCCGAAACGTTAGAAGAAACAATACAAAGAAGATTAAAAAACAAAGAACCGATGGACGATAATATAAAACTATTATACACACCAATAACAGAAGGTGTAAAATCAGGGTTTAATATTAGGAGTGATAGGTGGGATATAGCATTAGACGCTATAAATAAAATAGAAAAATCAAAAACGGTAACAACATTAAACGTGTTACCAAAAGAGGAAACAAAAGTAGAAGAAAGTATACAGGCGACATAGTAGAAAAACTATTAAAACGAGCGGTACGCATGTATACTATATTATCAAGTATATGGCGTACCGTTTTTTTAAAAAAAAACGAAACAAATAAAATAAAACACAAAATCATGCCAAACGAAATAAACTGGGGAAATATAGCAACAAATGCAATAGGACAAGTGGGCGGAGCATTACTTGGTGGAGCTATGAACATAGGCTCAAACAATCAGCAATTACATCAACAACAAGCATTAATGGATATGCAAATAAGAGGACAAAATAGAGTAACAGATTACAACTATCAAAAACAAATGCAAATGTGGAATGAGACAAACTATGCAGCACAAATGGAACAACTAAAAAAAGCAGGACTAAACCCTGGATTATTATATAAAAGTGGTGGTGCAGGGGGACAAACGAGTGTAAATACTGGTAATGTAACAGGTGCAACAGCACCAAACCTAAGCATAAATAAAGGGATGGCAATGCAGTTAGGACAACAAGCAACACAGAATGCCGTATCTATGGAAAATATACAAGCAGATACGGAATTAAAAAAAGCAAACGCAAATTTAACAAATGTACAAGCAGGTAAAACACAAGGAGTTGACACAGACAAAGCAACAGCAGAAATAGAACTAATTAAAGCAAATACAGGCAATATAGAACAAGACAAAATTAACAAAGAAATAAACGAAGAATTATTGCTATTACAAAAAGAATTAGAAGGAATGACACTACAAGACAAAGCAAAAACCATAAATATAAATATAAAACAATTAGAGGCAAATATAAAACATATGGAATTAGATAATAAACTGAAAAGTGCTTTGATGAATACTACAATAAAACAGGCAAAAGCGTCATTAATAACAACACAATTAGAAAACCAATTAAAAGAATGGAACATAAATATACAACCTGAACAACTACAATCAATTAGATTAAATATAGAAAAATTACAACAAGATATAAATTATAAGGGTCTTGAATTTCAAAAAGATATAGACAAATTCACAATAGAACAAAAAATGAAGTTACTACAAATGGATCTAAAGAAAATAGGATTAGGAATAGAACAAGAAAAAATAGTAATGGATTTTGCAAAATCCATAATAAGCGGAGCGGGTGCAGGGATAATAATGAAAGGATGGTTAAAAAGTAATTAAAAATATGTGCCTATATCCAAGATTAATAGACAATCCAAAATATAAACCGAACAAAAAAAACGGCGGCAAAGTGCCGCCGTTTCCTATATATAACGGTCAACCAGATGAAAGAGTAAAATACGTGCCGATAGCTTGCGGCAAATGTATGGAATGTAAGAAACAAAAAGCGAATAACTGGAAAATAAGACTAAGTGAAGAAATAAAATACAACAAAAATACTGCACACTTTGTAACACTGACATTCAGTCCAAATGATTTAAAAGAATTAAACGAAGATATAGACAAAACAGTAGACGGTTACGAAAGGGAAAATGACATCTGTAGATTAGCTGTAAGACGTTTTCTGGAAAGATGGAGAAAAGATAATAAAACAAGTGTAAAGCATTGGTTAGTAACAGAATTAGGACACAAGAACACAGAACACATACACTTACACGGATTAATATTTACTGATAAATCATCAGATTACATCCGTAATAAATGGAAATATGGTTATATATATGACAATCAAGAACATAAAGGTTACGTAAACGAAAAAACAATAAACTATATAGTAAAGTATATATATAAAACAGACACAACGCATAAAGAATACAACCCAAAAATATTTACAAGTGCAGGAATTGGCAGCGGATATATAGACAGCGTAAAAAGTAATGACCATAAATTTAAAAATGAAAATACAAAAGACTATTACCAAACAAGAGAAAATTATAAAATACAAAATCCTATATATTACAGGAATTACCTATATACAGAAGAAGAACGGGAGACACTCTGGCTAAATAAATTAGATAAAAACGAAAGATACGTTAACGGAATAAAAGCGGAAAACGAAGAACACTATTATAAATTATTAGATATAGCCAGAACAGAAAACAGCAGATTAGGTTATGGTAATAATATACAAGACTGGAATAGGAAAGTATATGAAAGACAATTAAGAAACATAAAATTTCACGAAAAAATAAAAATTAAATAAAATTTTGCAAATTTTTTGCACAAAATTTATATAA